TTATCACCATCTAACCAAGCACCAAATACCCAGTCACCTTCCTCTAGGTTAGCAGTAGCACCACTAACTCCACCAGTTTTATATGGTACCGTTACTGGTAGTGCGGAATGTGCCCATGGTAAATCTTCTGTAGGAACAGCACTACAGTCTGAACTATGAACCGAAACTATTCTAACTCTAAATCTATTTGACTGCTTCGGTTCATCTATTTCTTCTACTTGCCCAATCCAAAATCCTCCACCATCCTGACCAATTTGGTGGATCGGTAAAAGAGAATTAATTGTTGGATCATTAGACATTTATCAATCGTCGTAAATTAGACACTCAGGTTCTTCTGGATGTTGATCGCAGAATAACTCAATAGCATTAGGATCATGGTGATCTCCTGCATCAATCTCTTCTTTATGATGCTCAACATATTCTTCTAAATCATGCAATTCATCTTCAATATGACGACGCATTTGTGGATTAGTAGTTGGATCTTGAAGGATTTCTTTGTCTTTTTGGATGTGTTTTTCTATATTTTCCATATTGTTTAGGTAATTAAGTTTCTAATATTCCATATGAATCTCGTTTAAGAGATAACATAGTTGTGACTCTTTTTTCGATTTTACTGTAAAACCGTGAAAGAGAAGTTATGAGATAAAATCCACTGTGATCTTCATCGACAGATGCTACTTCTCTATCTTTCTCAGTGGACATATTTTGCAGTTGTACATTGATAACATCACCAACTACTAACTGCAAATTACCAGGGACTACTACACGTAACCCTTGAGTATTTAGGAGATAATTCCTAGATATCGCTTGCGGGAGTGTCTCTGGGGTACGATCTTTAAAAGCTAGATCGTCTGCAGCTGCATCTTGACCACTATAATATGATTCATCATCTAGTATAGCAGAAACGATCCTAGTTGGACGCTTTGCTAGGGATTCTTGACCTGGAGTTAATCCATCTTGTGATCCTAAATGAGCTAGTTGATTCCAACATTTACCAGCAGAATAAGTTGATTCACTAAAATCTCCTGTAGAAAAGTTATAATACTGACATCGTAACGCATATGCACCAGTTCTGAGTCCTTGCATTAAATTAATCTCAGATGTAAACTGAACATCAATTAAAGTTGCGTCTGTTTCTACACCAGCAGAGTCTTGAAAAGTTTTAATATTACTTTCTTGACCTGCATTATTAAGACCCAAATTTCCTTTAATATCCATTAAAGAGTCAATTGATCTAAAATTATACCCTTTAGCATTCTCATAGAAAAAGAATCCAGCAGTTCCTTCAGAATACTTTCCGTCAACAGTTTCAGCACCTTCACCATCACCTTTTCCACCTGCTCCATAAGGAATAGATTGATCTTGTAATTTAGCACATATAGCAAAAGGAGTTAAATTTTTAGGTATAATAGTCTTATAATTTTCACAAGGATCAAAGACGTAATCTTTAGCAGTATTAAGACCTTCATCACCTAAAACTCTTTCAACAATCTTATCTGGTTTACCAGATAGTGTAGATTTTATTCTAGTTTGTGGATCATCAAGTGCTTCTGCAGAAATCAAACCTAGATTATAGTTTTGTATCTTACCAGAATTAATTCTATCTCCAACTCTATAAACTTTAAATGCGTAACTATAATCTTTATTGTCTGGTCCCTCTATATCAATCTCAACTACCTCACCACCAGTAATAGGACCAGATCCACTACCAATTAAATTTTTACCACTATCATTAATGTTTAAGTTAGCACTAATAAATGGTTTAGTAACATCTTCATAATAAGTAAAACCAAGGACAAGATCACCTATTTCTACTGGTTTTTTCTTTGCATATGGTCCCTGTAGCATAGAAATTCTAATGCTTTTGAATTGATAAACTGCAGGATTGGTATTATTTTCACTCATTAAGCAGTACCTAATCTACTGAGGTGGAGTGGAGCATATATTGATGCATATGGATCTGTCTGTGGTTGTATAAATCCACTACCACCACCCATTGAATCTCCAGATTTATCAGAACCACCACTACCTGAGAATCCAGATTTTTGCATAGTCTGTAAAGCACCCATCAATTGTTGCTGTCCTTGTGCAAGAAGAAGTGCTTCTTGACTCAACTCCTTATTATTAATATTAGGCATAAACAGAGATCCAACTGTCTTAGGTGCTTCTATATTATTACCTGTATTATCTGATGGAGTTATATTTTCAGATTGATTCAGTGTCTTAGAACTATTCTTAGTAAACTCTAGAGGATCTACAGCAGATGATAGTCCATCATATCCACCAGGGTGTCTTTCTAAGTGTAGATGTGTGTTATCAGCAGCCATATCACCTGTACCTGGCCAATACTTCACTCTAGCAATTGTTTCACCTTTTCTAACCTCTTGTCCTTTCTCTACTGTTGGATCAACATGACCATATAGAGTTGCATCTCCTGCATCACTTGTTACAACAACAGCAGATCCATGCATAAAATCAGGAATGATAGAGGTTACAGTACCATCTTCCATAGAAGTAACAGGAGATCCTCTATCGACACCAATATCAATTCCTTTATGGTCGTTAGATCCATATGATAAATTTCTAGGACCAAACTTACTTGTGAGCACTGGTCTTCCTTGTGGTAGAACTGCAGAATAATCAGTCTCTTCTCTTTGTCCTGTAAACATTTGTGCCATTTGTTCAGCACCACCTGTATTACCAGTCATTAGGTTACCAAAAACTCCTCCAGCATTAGCAGGAGCACCAGTAAGTAAATTACCAATACCAGTGCTTACACCACCTAGACTTAGATTAGTCAATCCAGATGCTTTTACTAGTTTTCCTAGACTAGGACCAACTGCAGATTTCAAGAACTGTCCCATAGGACCTAAAGTACCAATAACTTGGTTAATTGCTGCAGCAATACCACCAATAGCAAATTGGAAAGGCATTTGTAATGCATCAGTCATATGCTGACCCATTTCATTAACAAGTCCTCTTCCTCCAAATGGAGTGAAGGTTACGACCTCACCACTTGCTTCACCGCCTTGGAATGGTCCCATGTTAGTAGGATTATCTAAGAAATACGATCCACCACTAGCATTTTTAACTTCTCCTGGATTTACACCTTTACTTTCTAATAGTGTTTTGTTAGCGTTCTCAACATTTTCATCACCATACAAACTTAACGTACCAAATCCTCCAACGTCATCAGGAATAATTCCAAGGGGATCCCATATATTTAAGAATTTTCTAGCAGACTCACGTATATTAGCATCAATAACAGCCATAGTTTCATTAGACTGAGAGAAGTCACCATGCTTGATGAGTGAGTTAATACCTTCAAATAAACCACGGAAAGGAGTTCCTAGTATCTCCAGTCCACTAGACAAACCAGCAGTAACATCTGCAATACCATTCATCACAATATTATTTCCATCACCACGAATCCAATCATCAACACCACGAGTCCACTCACCAATATATCCTGTTAACGTACCTACACTTAAAACTGTTGCTGCACTTGATAGTCCTGCTGCGAGCATTCCTGCAGTACCAGTTGCACCACCAATAATTGCTGCATCAGCACCAGCGTCAGCATAATCAAGCATAGCATTAGCATAATCACCAGTCATCAAACTTACAGTTCCAGTAACAGCAGATAAGAGAGGAATTGCATGAGCCGCTCCACTTCCTCTAAGTGCTGTATTAGCATTTTTAAGTTTCTTTATACTGTTCATAGGATTTAGAAAATCCTTCATTCCATCAAATGTTTGTACAATTTTATTTGGTTTGTATGGAATTACTTCAGCTCCTATATCTACAACTGCTTCGGATGCATCTACTCCTTTGTTTATATTAGTAGCACTATCAAGAACCTTATTACCAGTGCTTACTCCCTCTAAAACTTTGGAGGAGTCTTGAACCTGATTAACGACGTTGGTATTAGGAATAGCATTACTAATTTCTGTGAGTTTACTTGCATCTAAAAGGTTACTGCTTGATGAAACAGTATTCTTTGATGGACTGATAAGATTTGTAGCAGTTGAAGTGCTACTCATTAACTGCCTTGGTGAAGGAGTAACGTTAATCATATTCCTAGTAGGAAGTCTCATCCTCCTACTAAGTGCAGCAGCAGCAAATATTGCAACTTTGTTTGCAAGAAACCCTGCTGCTATAGCAGCAATAATGTCGAAAGCTACTTTACCTAATGCTTTAAGTAAATCTCCCAACCAAGTTGGTTTTTTAACTTTTTCTGGGTTTATAGTACCAGATAAATCTTCTATTTTCTCTAATTCACTTTCTTGTCTATCAAATTTACTAAGAACACCATCTGTACTTGCGGATAGAAGAAGTTGATTCTGTGCTGTTAGTAATTGATTAGTTTGTTGTTGCTCACTTAATTGAGCTTGTAGAACCGCATCTTCACCATATTTTGTAATATCTGAACTACCTGTAGTAGCAAGAGCAGAAGTTCCAGACATCAACTTGTTTACAGTTGTGCCCTCTATCAACATTGATGATGTAGGAGTAGCTATAGAAACCGAGGCAGGTTGATTTGGAGCAGAGGATTTACCGTCCTTACCGTCTCCATCGTCCTTTTTTCTATTTTTGAAGCGTTCGATGATTTTTTCTATAACACCTGATTGAGCCGCTTCATATCCTTGGGTTCCTGACGCCATTATCGGTTGTTTTGTTGTTTTAGTTCCTCAAGATGCTGAGACAGAAGTGCAACGTATACAATTCTTTCCCAAGGCATCATATTATCTAGCTCAGTCAAAGAGTATTTATGATGGTGCATCAAAGCAAAGTTAGTTTGAAAGTACTCCTCCAAGTTAGTATGGAAGAGTGCTATGCGAAAAAACTCTGTAGCCCCGAAATAGTGTACTCGCTCTCTTTTTTAGTTTTTGGGTTCTTAACTTTAAAAGTATGCTGTAGTTTAGGCATAGTCTCAAAGAATTTTGCAAATTTATCAAATTGTTCTTGAGTCATGCTCTCAACAAAATTTGTAAGTTCTTTCTGACTACAATCTTTTGACTCAGTTACCTCTTCACCCTCAAAAATTTGATCAATACAGGAAATAATAAAGTCTAATCCATCCACAGCATCACCCTTATCAGCAAGTCCAGTATTAACAAAGTGTTCAATACTTGGATACTTCATGATTACACCGACCTTATCGGTAATCATAATTTTAGGATCATGTCCTTTTGGTTTAAATACTTCAACATCAGAGATATTGATATCATGTGCAACTTTAGTCGTATTATCATCTAAACATGTAACATTTAATGTTACAACTTCACCAACAGATGCTGCACGTATTTTTAGAAAAAGATACTCAAGATCAAAACTAGGAAGACTCGCAGGTTTTATACCACGAGTAAGAATACAGGCACTGAGAGTATCAATAACTGATTGAGTAATTTGTTTGTCGTCTTTACTGTCCATAGCAATAAGGAGAATTTTTTCTTCTTTTACTAAAAATGGACGATATTTTATCTTTTTACCGCTCGATGGTAGTTCCAATTCATAGGTTGGTGCGGTAACCTTTGGTAATGCCATAATAAATGCAAGTTATATAAGTATTTAGCAGGTTATTCTGACGCTGCAAAAAGCATATCTCTTCCTTGTTCATTATACGCTACTCTATGCTTCGAGTAGTAAAAACTAGCAGTACATTTTACAAGTTGACTAGTTCCAAATGAAAGAGGAATTGCTTCTACTGCATAAGGAAACACTTCCTGTAACACATGAACTGTAGAAACTCTATTAGTTTCAGAAATAGGACCTTTTTCTGCTTTAGCAATTCTAACTGTACAATGGTAATTTTCTGGAAATTGTAATCTTGTAGTTCTATTAACCGCAAACTTTGATGCCGCCATCGCTTTCTCTTCAGAATTTGTATCAAGTTGTTGTACTGTTGCAATTTTGCTACCATCAGGTTGAAACTCTTGAAAAATATACTGGTACCAAGTTTGCATAAATTTAAAAGGACTCATATTAGCATCACACATCCAACCAAGTTGAAAATCAGTAAACATTTTTTGATGAACATAGTTTGTGACACCTTCACCCATAAACCTTCCAGTCATTTGTCCAGTAGCAGCCTGTGCTCCAGGAAGTGTTACTTCATCTACAAATTGTTCATGAAAATTAAATCCATTAAAGAATTTTTGCTCATCTAGAACACTTTTAACTCCATCAGCTTTATCGAAGTCAAACTTCACCCGAAATCCAGTGGAGAGCGCCATACCCCCACCTCTCGCTATGTTTGACATTAAATCTCTATACGACACTTGATCTAAATATTATGTGACCTGTAATATTTATGGCTTATTCTGGAAAGTTTAGACCCTCCAATCCTAAGAAGTATCGAGGTAATCCAACTAGAATTATCTATAGATCCATGTGGGAGAAGAAGTTTATGATATTCTGCGATAGAACTAGGTCTATTGTAGAGTGGGGAAGTGAAGAGATAATTATACCCTATCGTTGCCCTACTGATGGGAAAGTTCATAGGTATTACCCAGACTTTTACATCAAAGTGCTCAACAAAGATGGTAAATATAAGAAGTATATTATTGAGGTGAAACCTAAAAAACAGGTTGCTGGTCCTGATAAGAATCCTAAGAGAAAGACTGCTGCATGGAAACGTGATGTTCTAACTTTTATGAAAAACCAAGCAAAATGGGAAGCAGCAGAAGACTATTGTGATGATAGAAGAATGAATTTCATGATACTCACGGAAGATCACTTAAATGTCTAGCACTATATTTGAACAAGTAAAAGAAGCAGCGGGTTCTGAGAAGAGATCACTTTCTTGGTATCGTCGTCGGGTAAAGTTGATTGCGAAGAATTATACTCTCGATTTACTCAAAAGTGACGAAAACTACGATGCTAGTGCTACACCAGACTTCCAAGATACTAATGAACTCCGCAACGAAGTGAGAATTGGACATTTATATCTTTTCGAGTATAAAGCAACGTCAAAAACTCCATTTCACGATACATTCCCTCTAGTTTACGTCATAGACAGGCAAGCAGACCATTTTATAGGTGCTAATCTACACTATATCAATCCAAAATCCAGATATTCCGTTATAGATAACTTAATTAATAACGATTATCTCAAGGTTTCTCCCAACTCCATCCATAAATATTTGAGTAATAATGTGAATGGTTATTTTCTTGACCTAGGTAAAGATGAATGGGATACGGCAATTTTCTTGCCTATAGAAAATTTTATCATTACAAAATCCAAAAAAAGTTACTCTAAAAAAAGAGTTTGGGAAGATACCAAAAAATCAAAGACTCAAAAAGGAGCATTCAAAATTCCTAGAGATATTGAGTTTTACAGCGGAGCACAAAATTCTAACGTCAATTAAATGGATCAAGGAAACTCTACTACTCTTAATCAAATGGATAATATTAGGTATCCAATTGATATGTCTATCGAGGAACAGTCGGATTATATTAGATTTCAGTTTTTTAAATATAAAGCACCTTTTAAGCGTGGAGGGGAGGTAACTCCTGGAGGAGCAAGTAATGAAGGATATTATGGTGAAACTGGAGAAGGGTCTATAGGTGTAAAAGCTGGTGGTGATGTTCTCATGTATATGCCTCAGGACGTTAGCACATCTATGTCTTCATCATGGGGTGGTAAAGAAATATCTAACGCTGCTGCTGGAGCACTTTCTGCATATTCAAATTATATAACGGATCCAAACGATAAAAATTTACTTGATAATTTTCAAGCTGGTTTAAAAGGATTAGCAGGAATGCCCACTAGTGCTGGTGCTGCATTAGTAAGAATGGGGTTAAGTGCGACTGGTGCTCAATCTAACCTAACACAAAATGATATTTTGGGAGGAACTTCTGGTGTTATTTTAAACCCAAATACAGAAGTGTTATTTGGTGGTCCTTCTATACGTAATATAGGGTTTAAATTTAAAATGATGGCGAGGAGTGAGGAAGAAGCGATAAGAATGATTAGAATTTGTCGAACTTTTCAATTTCATGCTGCTCCAAAATTGGGTATGTCTGTAGATCTTAAAGATATGTTTATAAGAGGTTTAGACGGAGTTGCAAAAGTAAAAACATTTGGATTTTTCCAAGGCACAAATTTACACAAAAAAGGTAAAATAAACAAGAACGAATTTGCAGTTAATAATTTTATTCAGATCCCTAATTTATGTTTATTTAAGTATATGACTGGTCCTGATGTAAATCCATATCTTACTCAGTATAAAGCATGTGCTATAACAAACGTTGATGTTAACTTTACTCCAGATGGGTCTTATTCAACTTTGATAGGTGGATATCCATCTGCAGTAGAATTAAGTCTATCTTTTGTAGAGACAAAACTCATTTATCAGAGTGAAATTGCACCATTTACAATCTCAGAAAGTAACTAATGTATTTTTCTATTTTACCAAACATTAAATATGACGTTAAACCTCAAAGTTTTCCGTTTTCTTCTTCTGATTTTGTTGAAGTAAATAACTTCTTTAGAAGATATTCTATAAATGAGGATATATTCGACTTTTCGGTATTTTTGAACAAATACGCTGTAAATCAAGGTATAAGAATAGAAACTCTTGCTAGTGGAATTTACGGTAGACCCGAACTTGATTGGGTAATCGCATTGACTAATAATATTACTAATATCTACGAAGATTGGCCAATGGACGATAATGCCTTACAACAGTGGGCAGAGGGTAAATATGGATCTACTGTATACAGCGATTTAGCGTATTATGAAATATCTGCAGATTTGAAGAATTCTACTGGATTAGCAGTTTTAAAGAAAGGTCAAAGAGTTGATTCAAATTTTTATAACGGAACTTTTTCATATAACGATGGAGATGTAGCAAATACGGTCATTACCGTAAGTGGATCTTCTGTTGCATCTCCAGTTACTTTGTGGGAAGAGGTATCAAGGAAAAATGAAGAAAAAAGAGATATATGGGTACTAAAACCAAGGTTTATTGAACCTCTAATTCAGTCATTAAAAAAGCAGAGCAAATATGGAAAATGCTCTGCTTATCTTAATAAGAAATTAAAGACGACTTTAAAGTAACGCGACTTTTTTGGTCAAAAATTGGCGGGAAATTTTTTCCCACTTTTATGGAATTGAAAAGTCAATTTTGACACAAGTTATTTTGTTTCTTCGATTGCTTCCTTAATTATTCTCTTCAGTTGTTTACCCTTCTTACCTAGACCAACAGTGGAGTCAATTTTTACTTTGACCCAGTATAGTCCTATAACAATCAAGGTAAATGGAATTGCATCTTCCCATGCTATTGTATTATAAGCATCGGCAAGACCACCAAATATAGCAAATATCATTTAATCTTCCTCGGCAAGGCGAGCGAAGTATGATAGTGCATCATCATCAGACTCACTACTAGCAGCAGGTTCTGAGGGAGCAGACATACGCTCACGGAATGAAGACTTCACAACTGGTTGAGGTTCATACTCTTCACTATCAACACCTATGTTAGGACGTTGAGGAGCAGAGGAGATACCTAAAACCAAGTTAAGTCTTGCTTCAAGTGCTTCATAAGTTTTAAACTCAGAAGGAGCAGTAAATGCTTCAAGACTATGCTCACTCTTATAGATGTTCTCTAGAACTTCATCATCACCAGAGAGTGCTGCACTTTCTGCAAACTCACTAGAATCATAGTTCCAGAAACCTGCAACGGTTTTGATTTTTAGTTTAAAATCAGCACCTTCCCAGAAGTCAAAGGGATTAACAGGAGTCTCATCTTGAAACTCAGGTTTCATCGCCGCCATGATCTTATCAAAGATCTTCTTACCATAACGGTAGAGAAAGACCTTACCTTCATTATGAGGATTCTTGGGATCACGTACAACATAGATGTTGCTGTAATAAGAAAGTTTACGCTTTTGTTTACGTGCAATTTCCTTATCACTCTCTGTTCCTGAGTTCCACAGTTTGTTATTGTAGACACTTACAGGATCTTGCTCTCCTTTAGTGGTGAGAGAGTTCTCGATGAACCAACCACCAGGTCCTTGGAATGCATGAGAGTAGAGTTTTGCCCATGGAAGTGATTCTCCCTCTGGTTGAGGAAGGAATCGGATAACGGCATAACCGTTACCAGAAGCGTCAAGTTCGGGCTTCCAAAACCTATCGTCGGCACTAGAATTAGTACTGGACTTTTCAAGTTCCTTTTGAAGAAACTCAAAACTTGTATTGGACTTACGCTTAAGATCTGAAAAAGACATAGGATTATTCGGATTAATTTGGATACTGTTTTATGATGTCCTATCACTCAAACATTATAAAGGGCGAAGGGTCGGGCGTCAAGCCCCTTCGCCGCTAAAATTCTTCATCATGGTATTGACTTTAGTTCTAAGATCCATGAACATATCTTTGACCGTTAGATTAGGATCTCCACCAAGCATAACAACTGCATTACGCATGTTCTCTACCACAGTTTTTGCTTCCTCGTCTTCACTAAGTGACATCCTAGCATACATGATTTCTTGCTTTTCTAGGAGAGACATCAGGATTTCAAGATATTCTTTCCTGCGATCATTATCAAGCACAGGGAAACTCATTGCATAACGGAAGCATTGTTGCTGCAATTCCATCATCTCTTGTAGGTCACCACGGACCATTTCTGATTTAAAAAAGTCGCTCATACCAACATTAACTTTGCTCTTGAAGTACGCTTGATGAAATTTAATTTTTGTGCATCAAACTTTAGTTTTTCTTTTAATGGTTTTGAGATTAGTTTAGGAACTGTTTCCAATTCTATCTCATTTACCTCACAGTAGTGAATTATAGCGTCAATATAGTTCATGTCTTTATTGTTCAGAACTATGCGCTCCACTTCCTGCGAAAATCTCGCAGTTGTCATAAATTTATCTTCTAATAGTTTGCTTCTTTCCATGGGCAACTTTATACTCGTCGATGTATTGTAGGAGTGAATCCAAATATATTTTTTTAACGGGACGAACTACTACCTGTGTGTCTCCGTCTTCACAGGCGACAATAGTTACAAGTTGCTCAACACGGATATTATATTGCTCAAGTAGCATACATGCGTACGCACATTCTTGAACAAAATAATCGTATAATCTCTCGTCCGTCTTTTGTTTTGCTGATGTCTTAAAATCTATGATGGATAGAACTCCATCGAACTCAGCGATACAATCAACACGCCCTGCTAGTTCAAGTTTATCTGAATAGAGCGCTACCTCTTGAACGTATATATTATTTATACGATCCAATGTAGGGCGAGAATGCTGAAACATCAATACGGGGAGCGGAGAAGACTTAAATTTTTTTAGATCTAAGTCATTATTAAAGTAGTCCTCAACAATGGAGTGATACTTTGTTCCTCTACCTGTTGCTTGTGCGGAAACACGGTTCGCTTCTGCTTCACCGACACGTCTCCTCCACTGCATGATAGATTTCATTTTCTTTTTATTGTTTCCAATCACGGTGGTGACCGAAGGATATTTCTTACCAGATGGGGTAAGATAAACTCTTTTACCTGTTTCCTTATCAGTAATAGATTCTAGTTCAATTGGTTCTAGGTCACCAACATGTTTGAATAATATCATAAACCAAGATTGATTTTGTTAATGATATAAGATTTAACAAGTCCAGATCGAACGATATCATCAATACCAAACTCAATCAAAGAAAACTCATCCATCTCTTGTAAAATGCGTTGGAAGTCAAGAATACCATCCTTCTCTGCAGTTTTTTGTAGATCAGTTTGTGC